GTTCTTGTTGGGAATAATCAAAACAACCCCATTTTTCTTCGGCTGAATTTGGTGAAAATATAGAACGTATCCCAGTTCCATATTCGTTATAATTAGGAAGCTGTTGAAGATTAGGATGAGAATAACTTAGTCTTCCCGTCAGTGTGCCTCCTTGGTCTCCTCTTAATTGATTAATATCCGCATGTATTCTTCCTTTCACGACATAATTTTTAAGAGTTTCTATGAAAGTATTTCTTAATTTATCCATTTGTCGAGCAGTGGCAATGTTTCTAATAAGTCTGTGAGGATGATTGGATAAATAATTCTTGGTAAAAGAAGGAGCATTTGTTTTTTCGGTTCTTTTAATATCTTTAATATCTAATTTTTCACAAACTTTAGCAATGCTACGAGCGGCCCATACTTCAGGAAAGATTCCTGTCTTTTTTTGAACAGATTTTAAACACTCATCATAAGTTTTTTTAAATTTTTTTTCTATAACTTCGACTTGATCTTCATTAATTCGCACCCCTTTCCACTTCATATCTATCAAACAAGGTAAAACATCAGTTTCTAATTCAACAATCGAATCTAAATTTTGTGCCGTAATTTCTTTTTTAAATTCTTGCCATAATGCTAAAGTGATTTCAGCATCTCGTTCAGCATAATTTCCTACAAAAGGAGCAGGTAATTTATACATTTCAGCTTTAGGATCTATTCCCCAGTCTTTAGCTGCTTTTTGTAGATCAGTTTCATCTTTTCCTATTCCGGTGTATTCTTTAGCAACGGAATTAAGATCATATCTAAATTTATTTTCATTAACAAGTGAAGCCATAATCATCGTATCTATAATAGTTCCGTGGATCGTGAGTCCTAAACGACGAATCCATAAGACATCGTACATGGCATTGTGAAATATTTTTAAGGCAGAAGTTTTTAAAACATCTGTAAACCATTTAAGAACCTGTTTACGGTCCATGTTTCCTCCGCCTTCATGAGCGATAGGGAAATATCCGCACCAGTTTTTTACCGCTACTGCTATCCCTACTACGTTTCCTCCTCCACGCGTGGAACAAGAGCCTTTTTTTGTTAGATCTGGATCTTTTGTTTCTAAGTCAATTGCAATTTCATCATATTTAGATAAATCTGGAAATTCTGTGGGCATGCACCATTCTGATTTAGCTTTAAAAAGTGGAAATTGCATTATTTATAGTCCCTTTCAATAATCATATCGATAAAATGTTTTGCCTTTAGTAAGTCTTCCTTTCCTCCTTTATATCTATGTCTACAGATATATTTAATAACATTTCCTTCAGGAAAGAGCAACTTATTTTCAATTACAAACTTGCTTGGCTGAATTTTCATTTTTTTATAATGTGTTCCTCCAATTTGTTTATTGTATGTGCTCATGAAATCTCCAATAGAATTAAACAAAATACAAAAGTATATAGACAGATAATTGTTATCGCTGTGATATTTTTCATAAATTTCCAAAGGGAAAATAGTGTTCCGATTTAGTCGCTTTCAAAGGTTCAAATAAGTAAAGTTCGTGCTTAGCCCTTGTAATTGCTACATAGGCTACTCGAAGTTCTTCATCAATTTGCTGAGGAGTTCCGGCCAAATAATTTTTCCAAGAAGGCCATGTCCAAATAGTATTCATCACTACGATATCTCTCTCCATTCCTTTGATTCCATGAATAGTAGAGACCAGGATGTCAGTTTTAGTAAATGTAGGGTCTAGATCATAAGCCATTTTTAAATAGTTATTATAATCTTCCAGGCTGTCATAGAGGGCGTTAGGTTTTTTATGAGTTTTAACCCGATCACTTATAAATTTACATACATCAAACCAATCTTTATGAATATCCGCTAACACATGATATTTTTTCTGGAGTTCTTGAAAAGTAAATTTATTGTCTGGATTTTTAAAAGCTTCCGGACAAAGATTCGTATCCATCAATGCTCCTTTTTTTCCATGGGTAATTAAATCTTCTTTGAAATGTGAGATTAAATTTCGAACATCTTTTCCTTCCAAGCCTGCCCCTTGTTGCAACAAACGCCAGTCTCCGATAGTTTTAATTACTTTATCACTCACGCTTGATATAAATTTTTTCCCATGCATATCACTTCCTTTCTGTTTCCATACTAAACCTCTACTCTTCAGATAACGAACAAAAAGTGGCCATTTATTGGAAGTTCGGGCGCACATGATCATATTGGCTCCCACCTTGATTTTATTTTCTATTTCATCAAGCGACGTAATAGTATCAAGAATACCTTCCTCTTTTTCTTTCTTAGGGCTGCATTCGTAATCATTTCCTAAACGAGTTTCGATATTATTAACCACTCGACGTGCTAGAGTATAAATTTTTTTAGGTAATCTATGAGTGTGAGGAAGAATTATTTTTTGGTAACAGGACCATTTTTGAAATATTCTAATATCACATCCTTTCCAATGATAAATAGCTTGATCATCATCCCCGGCCATGTAAAATTCTTCGGATCCTCCTAATCGTTCCATCTTGGGTCCTTGAAAAATTCCTAAGGCAAGTTTAGCTACAACTTTCCATTCCAGTTTTGAAAGATCCTGAACTTCATCCACCATTAAAATTTTATACGAAGGAAAAATAATATCTGAATGAAGAGCTTTGTGAAGCATGTCCTCAAAATCAATAAGGTTATTTTGTTTTTTAAATTTAGTATATAAATGATAGTAACGCGTGATTTCATCTTCACGTATTTTATCAAAGCCATGATTCTGATTTAAATTATAATAATTAATTAAACCTTTAAGATCATTGCTCATATTGTGCCGAGCCAGACCGATCAGTTGTAATATTAAACCTAATTTTTTATCTTCCCACTCTGTCCATACCGCAAATTCTTCTTTGTCTTCTGTATCATCAAGGGTCGTATCTATTTTTACCCAATTTTCTGGATCGATTTTAATCTTTTTCTTAAATTCTTTTTTATGACTTGAAGTAAAGACATCCCAGTCTTTAAGTTTATTTCTACAATAAGAATGAATAGTTTTAATACTTTTCTGTTGATCTTCATTGTAATTTAATTCATTTTTAGCGCGTTCACGTAAGTGAAAAACGGTTGCCCGTGCAAAAGCTACCATTGCAACTTGATCATGTTTTAATCCACCATTAAATTGGTGTTTTAAAATGTTTAAAAGTTTTGTAGTTTTTCCGCATCCTGGGCCTCCAATAATTTTAATTCTTTTTCTATAAAATTTATCCATTAGTAGGGACTTTCTTCTTCACCAGGGGTAAAATCCATGTCATCCTGCTCCACTTTTTCTCGTTTAATGACCTCTACATCAACGACATAAACCCATTTCTTAATGTTTGCATCCACGTGAAATTTTTCTCGAGAGAGTCCATCCATCTTTTTTAACATTTGATGAGTAAGATCTTTAGTAATTTCCCAGTCGTTGTTTCTGAGAAATTTATAAAAAGGATCAAATGTAAATTTAACTTTGCCTTCTTCTCCGTGATAAGGTCTCCCAAATAAAACTTGTTTTTTATTTGTAGTTTTCCTGAGATTAAAACAAAAAGTTTGTATTAGAGCTTTGAGTTGAGTAATGGGTTGACTTTCTTCAGGAGCATCAATGGGAGTTGCTTTTGTTTGAAGCCCTCTAATTTGTAAATCCCAGTTTTTTATTTTAGGAGGAGTTTTTCCGGTTTGTTCTGTAGCTGCTTCTCGCGCTAGTTCCGGTTTTACCAACTCTTTAGAGTAAAGTCTTACTTCTTCTCCATTAAAACCTAGATACCAAATTTTAGGTGTAGATTTAACATAAGATAAAGGCCCTAGAACTAGTTCATTTGTTGCCGCTCCGCCAACTCCAAATTTTCTCAGAATACACGTAGGTTTATCACAATGAGGATGTAACCAATCTTCCCCGCATCTATATTGGTAATCTTTTTTGTCTCTTGAATTAATCACTGTAGTTACTTCATTGTAAGGAAGACCTTTTCCTTTAGGTTCAAGAAATTTTTTATTATATTCTCCTACTTTATCTTTCCAGTCTTCAGGGTATCTTAATTTAATATAACGAGTCATATCTAAAAGAGTTTCGTTTCGATCCCCCTTTCCTACTCCAAAACTAGCTAAAGTTTGAAAACAAGGAGGACCATCTTTAAACCAATCACCTGATTCTCCTTCATCAATATTTGATTTTAGTTTTTTTAGTTGAGCCAAAGTAATTTTCTTTTTTTCATATACTTCAAAAAATTCTTCCAATGTAGCTTTACTCCCGTCTTCGTTAATCATATATCTTCCTGTATTTGTAGCGTCATAGTAAGGAAGATTTATCCAACTGCCTGCTGAACCTTTTTCTAAATTTAGGTATTTTTGAACTGGAAAAATTTTATCAGGTTTTTCTACTCCAAAAATATTTTTAATTGAATGTAATTTGTCTCTCATTAATAAAGCAGGAACTTCTTCAGTTAAGAAAATATAAAGATGTATTCCTCCACTTTTTGATCTAAAGGGAATTGTAGGAACATTTAAACTTTTTAATTTCTTAAATAATTCTGGTATGGAAGGTTTATAATTGTCTAAATCCATAGCTCCCCAGGTACACTTACTATTCTTGTTGATTGGGCATAATCCTAGACTATCTGCTTCAATAAAGCCTTTATTTGTTTTGACCTTAAATTTTTTACCTTCGAGATGAGCTTGCCACATTTCCATGGTATGGGCATAACTGGAAGTAAATGAGACGCCGGATCGTTTGACTTCTTCACCATTATAATCCGCAATATGGTAACCAAAACGCTCTTCGAGCCCACTAAAAATTTTTCTGAATCTTTCTACTTTATTCATAATTTTACGGGGCGGTTTAAGTCTCCCGCTGCCGCCCCTTTATCCCTTCGCAAAGGAAATTATTAAAATGGTGCGTCTTTGGATTCGTCAGTTCCGTGTTTAACGTTTACTAAACCTTTGACATTTTTTTCAGCAAAGTTTTTAGCAATCTGATAAACATTTTTATCAGAAACTGGCCCAACTTTAGACACATCCCATCCAAACCATGTTCCTTTGTCATTAGACATTTGAACAGTTTTTAGATTATAAATGTGGCTATAGGTTGGCGGTGTGAATAAGCCATTTTTACCTTGTAGCTTAATTCCCATCATCATTGAGTTCCATTTACGACTAATCTTTAATTGAGTAGCCTTCATAGAAATCAAAGCCGTTGATGGAGTTGTACCCATAAGAATCACAAAGTGATTTGCAGTATTTTCTAGATAATTACCATTTGGTAATCTATCTTTCCAGGACTTATCGCGGGTAGTTGTACCCACTACATCACTGTCTGCTTTATGTATTGCTACAGGGGCATTTCCAGATTGACCTCTGTCCCGCCATTCGACATACTGTCTTTCATAATGGACAGGTATAATATTTATACCTTTTTTTCCATTGTGAAGTTCTTTGGTCACACTATTTACAATCATTCCAGGTTCTGCTCCATCAATAAACTTGGCATCTTGTTTATTAACTTCTGGAGATAATTGTCCTAAGACTTTCAAAAAAGGCAACGCAAGATCTTCCTGCGTCATATTCTGAGAGCCAGCATTTGCATCAGCTTCAAAAAGATTTGTAGCTAGTGCA